TATATGAGTTAGTCTTTATAGTACAGTATGAATGCATATAAGAACTCAAACCACCAGCTCCCCAATAATATTCATATTGAGCTGGACAAGCTAAAGCCAAGCCATAAGTCTTATTAGCATTATAATCAGGTATATCTGATAACCATGAGCTAAAATAATTTGCACTGCCTTTTAAATAAAAAGTTTCTGCTTTAACTACTTTTAAAGGATTGTGGGAGTTAGAAAATACAATCTCACCTTTACCATTCTTAATTAGTAATTTTGGCGAATGACCACTTTCTAATAAAGTAATTAATCCAAATACATAATAATTTGCTTTTGTAAAAGGAAAAGTATTCTTATATTTAAATCCTCCTTGGTCGTCTAAGGTGTCAAAAATTACAGTTATTTTCCAATTATTTGTGGAAGTTTCTTCATATCTGACCTGCATCACAGAAACGCCTGTAAATACCACAATTGGTCTTTGTAAAGATGTAACATTCAAAACATGACACTTAACGTAACCAGATACAGATAGTACTGCAGGAGGTAATGGGTCTGAAGAAGCGACTTCCCTAACAAACTTATTTATAAGGTGAAAGTTTCTATAGCTGTCGTCAATTATTGTCACTTTATTATCATTGAGAATTTTGATGTATTCAGCCATTAGCATTTACCTATATGAATACTAACCGTTTGCTGAAAAGCTGTATTGTAATAAGCTCTACAATCATAAATTAATAAATAAGATGAAGTATCATCCATTTGATTAAGTATCTTATCGCCCAGCTTAGCCTCAATAGCCATAGCTTTAGTCAAAATGGCACATCCCATACCATTTGAATAAGACTCAACTACAGCACTATTGGCAGATAACACTTCACCAGAAGCTACATAAGCCCACCATCTTGGATGATTTTCAGCAGTATCTAGTTTTCGTACAATTGTGTCCATAGATGAACCTTTCGGGAGGACAACACTTAACGTTTCTGTATACATACTAAGATTAGATGTTAGATCAAGGACCACGTTGCCACCGAGGTCCCTTAATAAGAATGTAGCCATTTATAAACCAATATAAATTCTCTCAATATTGTTATCGTCATATAACTTTAAAGCGGTCCCTGAAATGACCATTCTTGCTTTTTGAGGCTGACTAGGATCTTTATAAGTAATTAAAGTCCCAAGTTCACCAGTTATGGCACTTAACTTGTCAACATTGAATAATTCAGCTGTAAGAGACTTGGCCTTAAAGTTTGCGGCTGTCAAATTCTTAATAAATACATCACTGTTCATCACAACTTGATTGTCTTGGATTATGAACGGCATATATTTAGTAGAAGAAGAACCAGTTGTGAAGAAAATTCTATCCGCTTGAAAACCTATAGAACTGAGCACAGTTCCATTCGTTTGCTCGCTGACCATAGACATTCCAGAGAACACACCATTATTATCCATTCCCATTACGTACTTACCTTTCACACCATCGATCAAATCAGCTTGTGATTTAAGCTTGATAGCATTTTGGCCGTAAACAGAAACCAAAGTTTGTAATGCACCAGCATATGCTCCCACATCAGTTGTATATGTGGTTTTGAAATTTTCAAAATCAGCAATGTTGTCAGCATCTTCAATATCTATAAAGTCTAGATCCACTTTACCAGCTTTACCGGAATAGTTACCAATGAATACTGGTGTAAAGAAAGCAGCTTTATTAGCAAATGTTTTAGGGCTTAGTAGAGTGCCAGCACCTGCACTTGCACCAGCAGATCGCCCCTTAAAATAAGCAGTACCGGTTATCCAAGTTCCCAACGCTGGTGCGGTACCTGCGACTAAATAGTGACTTGAACCGATATCATTGATTTCAGAGTTATCTTGAGCAATATATTTTGTTTTATTGGCGTTTTGACAGGTCGCACCAACATAAACAACTCCGGTACCACTTACACGGCGGAATCTATACTTAACTCGGTAATATTTATTGTCATCGATAGGCAAAGATGTGAACCAATTTAACCAGGCTTCATCATTACCTACGTTATTACCAATTCTTAATGCATATCCTCCACGACAAGTTGCATCTGCTACTAAACTAAGTTCAGGCTTATTTCCACTTGGAGTTTTTACTAACCAATCTTTTTGCCATGTTTCTAGTACTGATGCCATGATCTTTTGACCATTTGCAGAATACAGTGCAGACATTCTTTCTGTTGAAGATGCGATTGCTTCATTCGTCTTGGTAGACGTCATGTAATCACGCTCTAATGTCGCTTTTGTAGTAGAAGCTATATCCTTGGCAGTATCAGCTATTTCTTTAGCCTTCTCCGATATTGCACGTACTAATGCTTGTCGTGCATTGTGAACGTTAGCAAAGTTTGTAATGAACTGGTTTCGGTCAATCGTACTAGTTACATTCATATTTGCGAATAAAGATGCCAAATATGTATTTAAAGTACTGAATGCCGTGGCATAAGCAGCAGAAGATATACCATAAGTGACTGCCTCAGCTCGCAAGCTTGCATCAGTTTGATAAAGTGTATCCCAAACCAACTTCGCCTGTTTTTTCTCAACTGGTGTGAGTTTATTATCAGCAGCAATATCACTTAACTGAGCCATTGGAACATCCACTTTGGCTTGTGAACCTGCAGTGGTTTCCATCATTGAAGTCACTGTAAACGGCGTAACTGACTTATAAACTGATAAATCTGTTTCAATGGCCGCCGTCCAGCCATCTTTAAAGTAATCTGGCGGATTTGTATGAGTAATAGTGGCCGACTCAACTGTAATTGCTGGGTAAGACCAAGCATCTTTTTTGGTAATTAAGATACACACCTTATTACTGCTATCTAAAGCTAGAGCCAGGCCTTTAGTCGTAGCATTATTTTCATCTAAGGTAATACCAAAAGAACGTGACGTCATATTTGGATAAAATGGCACTGTTGACGTATATGCATAGAATGCCAAATCCAGATCGAAAATATTATCTTCTTTGTTATTGTAGTTATAACCAGAAATTTTAACCTTGGTCATGTACGCACCAACTGTAATAGGTGTCTTAATAACCAATGTACCCGAAGTAGTGATTGCTCGACGCCAAGTTAAAGGCTTAACGAAAATTTTCCCTGCACCTGAACTCAATCGCTGCACACTCATAGCATTGGTATATTTAGAAGTAATTTTCTGTGAAGATGCTGCAATTGCACGCTCAACATTAGTATTTGTTATATCCGCATTCAAAATATAAGCGCCGTTTTTACTGTCTAATTTTGAAGACATTTCAGTAAGTTTGGCAGCCCAAGTTTCTTTGAAGTTCGTTAATGTTGATATAGAGTCTGTGGCTGAAGAAACAAAGTCCTGTAAAGTCGGGTCAGCTGAAGCGTAATCAGTAACGTCATATTGCTCGATTTGGGCTAAGGTCCAAACTAAAGGCGCAGTAGCTGTTGGTGTAGATCCTCCCGCCACATAAACATGTCCTGAGTTAGAGAAAGAACCTACAGCACCACATTTAATCATTCGAATATATGTTTCGAATTTGCCTGTACCCTCAGTATTGCCAATGAATCGATCAATTGCCCCTGTCCCCATTGCGTTACCAGCATTCACCAATTTATATCCAACTGGTAGCTTGATTAAATACTTGATAACAAAAACAGCATTTGCACGGCCATAAACGAGTTGAACAAATCCACCCCATGTTGGGTTGGCAGCACCAATGGTTTTAATTTCAATTTCATAGGTTGATGTAGTTGGGTTATCAGCACTTTTCGCGACACGAGTAACTGTCACGTTCCCATTGCCGGCATTGTTATAGACAGATACACCATTGTTACCTTTTTTGAAATTTACGTCTCCCTGCAACAATTTTCCATTAGTAATCATCATCGCCAGCATTGTTGTGTTTTCTAATGCGGAACCAAGATTATTTGTACTTGTTTGAAGCTGAGAAATTTCAGTATTTCTAAGTGTAGCTAGATCCTTTGATGTTTGGTCAGCTGTAGCTTTTGTTGTTTTTACTACAGAAGATAAACCACCAGGTACAGTTGCATCATATTGTTGAATTTGCTGAGCTATAACCCCTTTATTTACATCAGCCTTGATAAAAGTATCTTCAACAAATTGAGCATTTTGTTTAAGAGACGATCTAAATCCGCCCTTAAAATTTGGCGCTGAATTACCCCGGCTAATAAACATATTAGTTACAGTAAATGTTCCACCAGATGGAGCATTATCAAACCGTAAACCCAATGGAATAGCTTCAAAAGCAGAGGCTTTTAAATCAGATGGGAAAATACCAGTAAGTTCTATTTCACCACTTGCAGCTACAACAAACGAAGGCAACCCAACACTATAAGTTGCACCATGAAATTGAATACTACATGTAGCGCCAACTAATCCTGCAGTTGCTGTGTATTTGATTCTCGCAACTATTGGATCACCCTTATCAATTGGAATTTCCTTGTGTTTATATTGCAGTTCCCAAACAGCTACAGTTCGGTTTGTACCAGTAGAAATACTTAAATTTTTAGTATCATCACCAAGTAAAATCCAGTTCTCTTCTGAGTAACGTAAAGTATCAAGTTGTGCTTTAAAAACTTTGATTTCCTCAGCAAATACTTCTTTCGCATCAGATCTTGTAATTTTTTCTTGAAGAATTTGTGCGTGGTTTTCTAAAACCTTTTGTAAGTTTCCACTATTGTTTGCCAGACCAATCGGGATACCACTAACTACTTGGACTGCAAGCATGATTTGCTTAGCCCCATTTGGTCCAGTATCTGGTGTTGCATGCAATTCTATACCACGACCTGAACCAATCCCCTTCTGACCAACTAAAATGTATGCATCCCGACCCGTTATTTGATCAAGTGTGAATGGATTGGCACCTAATGAAATTAGTGCATTCTTAACTGGTGCTAGGTTTACCCCAATACTGTCGTAGTTTGTAACGATAACAAAGGTGTCATTTGGAATCGCAGCAATAGCGTTACTCATTGCCGTAGCATTTGCTACAGCTGCATAAGTATCATATCTAGTTGAAGAAGCAACAGAACCATCAGCTGCTAAAACATGTACTGAAAAACCACGAGCTGAAGCTACTGATTTGATTTCACCCTTTAAGTTTTTAATCCCTGTGAAAAAGCCATTCCAGCCACATGAATAAACACGGTAATTGAAAACTTGACCAAGGTCCTGATTTAATTGTTTATAACTTGATTCCAAGTTATTAATAGACTGTGTGGTGTTCTGTTGATTATCACTAATAGTTGAATTAATTTCCTGAAACTTACCATCTACAGCAGTTTTATTATTGTCTACAGTAGATTTTAAAGTCGCATAATTCTCTGCAAGTGAAGTAATCTTCTCACCGTTTTTTTGAACATCCGCTTTAGTACCCTCAATTGCAGAAGCATTAGCTTCAAGATCCTTAATTAGTTCACGAGGATTTTTTCTAAAACCAGTGGCTAACTCACCTTTTTCAAGTTGCACTTCTCTAATTAAAAAGTCAGGAGCAAAACCTACTTGCGAATATAAAATTAAGTTAATATGCTGTAAATTAATAATATTTGTATCAAAGGTATAAGTACATAATGTTTCTTTATCAGTCGAAATGTTATTCCATGTAGTAACAATTTGGTTGTTACTACCTGATGAATCTCGACGGTGTATAATTAATAAAATTTGAGTCTGTGCAGCTGTCAACGACATTGCTTTAAATGACAATGTGTACTTCTGATTCATCTCTAAACCATCTGCCAATGTCAGAGTTTCAATAAACCCTTTAAAGTATGTAGTTGTATCAGTAGATTTAAAGTGCCCCCAAGTAGCACCTTTTGAATCTTTATAAACTTCAAGTAGATTACCTGCCACAGCAGAATTTTGACGCCAATTTAAGGTGCCTAAAGGGCTTGAGAAATCACCATTTTTAATAATATTATCACCACCACTAGTTGAAATAGCGGCTTTGATGATTTTACTTTCCTCTGCAATCGCTTGATTAGTCTCAGTTTTTGTATAACGAGTACTATCAAGAGTTGCTGAACTGTTAGTCCATAGATCACCAAATTTTTGACGAAATTTAGCTTCAAGGGTTTCAGTTGCAGAAGTTATTGCTTGAGCAGTATCTGCTTTAGAAGAGTAATCCTTAATTAGAGTTGAAGTACTTACCTTATCATTTAACGCTTTATTATTACCCTCAAAAACTTCTACCCAATGCACTGTAGTAGTGGCATTAGCATTTGCTGACGAATTTGGAAAACAATAAAAATTAACAACAGTTGCGTCTGTTCTAGAAATTGTAGTTAAGGTAAATTCGTAGATGTCTTTACTAGCTGAAAAAATAGGTGCATCTGCATTAAATACATTACCTCCGCCAATATATACACGCAAATTGGCTGCATTGTTCCCTCCATTATCAAAGGTAACTTTTGCTCTGACGGTAACAGTAATACCAGGTGCATTTAAACTTTTTGCTAAGGGATATGATACTTGTAAATAACCACCCGTTTTACTTTTTTCGACATTACCCCCGATAACGATGTTGTCAAAAGCCTTACCACCGATACTTGTTTTCAATGCTTCGGTCGCAGTTGATATTGCGCTATCAACATCAGATTTAGTCATCCGGTCGGAAATTTGTTTAGCCTGTGCAGCCAAACCATTTACAGGATCATTAATTGTTGATTCTAAGTTTTGAGTTTTTTTAGCTAAAGCAGTACTTTCAGTAACATACGTTTGTTTAAATTCATTTAAATTTGCTGATACTTGATCGAATGCTGCATTGAAGTCGTAAGGACTTGCAATCCAATTATCTGTAGTTATGAATTCCCCTTTAACTAAGACAGCCCAATAAACCGTACCTACACTGTTCTTATCTGCAGTTGGTTTGTTTAGCATGTAGAAGTGGACTTCTTTTGCTGTTCCAGCTGAAGTCTTTGTAAAGGTGATTTTGCTGATTACTTTACCTGTTGTGTTGATAACCTGCTGTAAAAACTGACTTCCGCCACCAGCATAAACAGCTAAATTTGAATTTGTGTCACCAGCACCACGTGTATGTTCAGCACACCACAAGAGCGTATATTTTGCGCCTACTTCCCATTCTTCACCAAGTTTATAGCGTAGATGAGGATATGAAACACCATTGTAAGTTCCTACCACATTAGAGTTAATCAACAAGTTCGTACCTGCTGGGGCCGACTTGTTAAGATTTGCAGATAAAGTATTCGCCTGTTCTGTAACAGCTTTAATCAGTCCAGCTTGTTCAGATACTTGAGAATTTGTGGTTTGTAATGCTTCAGTTGAGGCTTTTTTACTTACTTCGGTATTGGTTATTGTTAGATCATTTCTAAGTTTTGAAATATCTAAACTTTGAGACGATAAAGTATCGCCATGCTTCTTCACTTCAGCTTGAGTAACTTTAATCGCTTCCGCATTAGCATTTAATGAACTTTGAGTATCCCGTGGGCTAGGGCTCCACGCTGTAGCTTTATTACCAGCTTCGATCTGTAATTTTTGAATTGTAGGAATTCGACCTGTGCCATATGTACCATAAAACTCAATAGTCGATTCAGTTGTGCTACCAGTGTGTAATTTAGGAAACACAGTAACTTCAAATTTTTGAAATTCACTTGCTTTGGTGACTGTTACGGATGTTGTGAAGAAATGAGCGGATCCATTAGATGAATATACTTGTACAGTTCCAGCAACCGGTACACTCACTTCAAAAGAAATCGTAACCGGCTTATCTAAATTTTCGTCATAAAAAGCTTTCAACTCTTTGCTACGTTCATACATTAAGTATTCACGGCTTGTTGCTGCTGTGGATGTTCGAGGCGCTTCTGAATTAGCTACGGCGTTTACACCACCAATCTTAATGTTATTCACAGCAGCTGTAATATCAGTCGCCACACGCCCCATGGCGCTATCAAGATCACTCTTTGTAGCTGTTTTCAATAATGCTTGAGAGTTGCTCTGAATACCTGTTTCAGCATTCTGCATTCTTGATTCAAGCTTACTGGTCCTTTCAGCTTCAGCTTCTGTTCTGTTAGTTGCTGTTTTGAATAAATCATTTGCAGTTGCTGTTGCATCATTTGCAGAAGCTAAAGAGTTGTTATCTTCAACAATAATGTAATTAAGCTGACAAATTCCTGTCTGGAAATTGTAGTTTGCAATAAACATTGGGGCATAATATTCAGCTTGTGCTGGGAAAGTACGTGGATTATCAATTGTCCCTAAACCAGTTGCCGCCCCAATAGACTTACCTTTCATGTATAGAACTACTTCTTGCCACTCACCTAAATTAGGCTTAACGGCCGACAATAAGTAGTTAGAAGATCCCATATCACCTGCAAGGGAGTTTGTAGTCGTTACGTATTTACTTTGGTCTGCATTTTTACATGCAACCCCAAGGTAAATAGTTCCAGATTCCCCAGCTACACGGCGGAAGCGAGCACGTACCCGATAAAGCGTATCTGGATTAATCTTTACAAACTCATTCCAGTGAACCCATGCCTCATCATTACCGGCATTATTCCCAAGCTCAAGAATATAGCCACCAAATGCATCAGCATCTTGAATTACTTTCGCTTCACCAGTGGTTCGCCAACGTGTCCAGTCATCAATTCCTTTTGACGTTACAACAGCACGTACACCGGACGTTACTTGCGTTTGTGACTTTAAGCTTAAAAGATTTTGAGAAAGTGCTTCGGTAGCTTTTACCGCCGTTGTACCTGTTTGCTGCGCCTCTGCTGCATTATCGAAAGCTAGTTTAGCAATGTCATCAGTAGTTTTAAGTGATGATGAAAGGCCATTTATTCTTGTATTTGTATTACTTTCTAGGGTTGAAACACTTTTTTGAACATCAGTAATTTGCCCTTGTACCTTTAAGTTTTCTTTAGAGATACTTGTATCAAGTTCACTAAATTTTGAAGTAGTAGACTGCTCAAATTCGGCAAGTGACTCAGTAACTTCTAGAATATTTGCATTGGATTTCCGATCAGCCTCTTCTAGAGCTGCTTTCGTTTGGTCGATGCGTAAAGATAAGGCTTTATCACCATCAGAAACTGATTGAGCAATTGTTGCTAAATCTGACGTTGTTTTAGTTTTATTCGAATTATAGTCGGTTTTTAGTTCTTCAAGTTTTTTTGCTTCTGAAACAAGCTTTTCATCAACAAGTTTTACAGATGATTCAACCTTTTCGATATATGAAGCATTTCCAGTAATTTGATCACGCCATGCTTTTGGAATGGTGTCATTAAGTGCTGTAATGTCCCAGACTTCATAATCGGCTAGGATTACATCCACTGGGTTTGCTGTGCTTGGTAAAGGTGGATTAGTGCCAGCAATAACACGGAAATGCCCATGGATAGCTGCAGGCGCATCATAGCCACACTGAACAACAGAGTAATAAACCTCAAACTTACCTGTTCCTTCCTTATTCCCAAGTACACGTAAATAACCACCCGTACCTGTAGCATTGCCAACTGGTAATAAATAAGTGCCCTTAGGCATTTTAATAATTTGTTTTATTAAAAACGTTTTATTAGGAGCAGCAACAAGAGTTGGAACAGTCGGATACCAGCCACCACCTAGAGAAGCAGTGGATCTTAATAGCATCTCATGGGTACTATTTACTGGGTTATCAGTAGATTTAGCTTGTCTAGTAAACGTTGAACCTGAAGGTACAACATATGCGCTTAACCCCCCATCCCCAGATAGAAATGTAGGATCGTCACGCAAAGGCTTACCAAGTGATTGCATTCGCGCTAACTCAGTAGCATTTAACAAGCTTGCATTAGTGGTATCTAAACTTGCTTGAATTTGATCAGTCTTTTCAGCAACAGATTTACCAAGATCAACTACTGTACGTTCAACATTATTAATTGCCGCTTTGTTATCACCAATTTGAGACTGGGCAGTACTAATTTGTTCAGTAAAAGCTCTATCTTGAGCAGCAAGGGTTTTTATTTCTTCAGAAATTAGGGCATTTGATTTACCCAATTCAGTTTGCATTTCAGCAAACTTAAGCTCAAAACTTTTTGTTAATGCCTCTTTATCATTTGCACGTGCTTCAGCTTCAGCTAGAAAACCCGAATCGACTTTCTTATCAAGGTCAACATACTGGGCTGCAACTTGATCAACTTTTTTAACTGCAGCTTCAGTTTGGTTAACAATAGGTTCAATTTTTTGATTGATGAGTGTATTAGTTTCTTCACCTAATGCTAATTTAGCATCATCAATCATTTGACCAGCTTTTACTAAGTTTTGATCAATGTCTTGTTTTAAGGCGGCCTTAGTTTGATCAATAAAAATAAGAGTATCAGCAGCTTGTTTTTTACGGTCTAGAACTTCTTGATCAGCTACTTTTTTTGCGTTTTCTGCGACTAATCGAATTTCATCTGCATCACTTCTTACATCAGCAATGATTGAATCTGTTTCTCTTTTAATAAATCCGATTTTGTCATCGAGTTCTTTTTTAGCACGAATTGCACGTTGCTGAGCATCTGCAACCAGCGCTTCATTCGCTTGAATAGACTGATCAATACGTTGATTTGCTTCATCTAAACGAATATTGGCATCACTTACATGCTGCTCAACAATCTGTTTAGTATCAATAATTTCTTGATCAATATAAGCTCTTACTTCATCAACCTTACTTTGCGCAATTTGACCAACTTCTTTTACTTGATCATGTATTTTTTGCACTTCTTCATCGATGTGATTAATACCTTCTTCAAGCAATTTATAGGCATCAGAATCTTTAATATTTTCTATTAATTCTTCTACTTCCTTTATTTTTTCATCAATCTCTTGGCTTACTTGATCTTTATTTTCATCAATTTTTTCGCCTTGTTCTTTTAACTCTTCCTTTAAACTTTCTAATTTATCAAGAGCGTCTTTAAATGCACCCTCAATAGCTTTAGGGTCAATAGGCACACCTGCAACCGTAAGCGTTGTGCCAACGGCCATACTACCTGCTACAGCACTATTGCCCGCAACTGAAGTATTACCCACTACAGTGCTATTTCCCGTTAATGTGCTATTACCAGTTTGTTGAGTATTAGCTTGTACATTCATTAACGGCGTTTTGATTGAAACGGTTGTGCCAGAATCTACTTTTAAATTTTCTTTAGAGATAAATTCAATATTGTCTTGTCGAATACGGCGCACCCCTACAATCGCGCCGTCTCCGTGACTGACATAACTATGGATTACTGGACGTTCTTCATTACCATTTTCAAAGAAGACATAGACGTCTTCCCCATCCACAATTTGAATTTCTGTATCTAAATCACTATCGCCGACTGGATAGGCAAAAGTTGCTGTAATTCCTTCACTCGCGCCATCAGTTAAACCATGAATGTGTACTTGTGCAGTACGACCTTTTGCGTTGTAACTTAAAATCTTTGCACGTTTTAAACCATTCATATATTTGACCTACAAATTAGCAATCCAGAACTTTGATGAAGTCCCCATTGATCCCCCGATTGCTCCTGTATCTATATGATGTGCAGCAGTTAAAACGACATACTTCTTACTATCTATTTCGAATATATCGCCTGCATTCCAGTTCAAATTTAGTGGTCTAATAATGGTCCCACGCATGATCAAAACTTTTTCCAAGTTTTTGACTTGTCGGGCATCTAAACCAGCTCTTTGCGTCACAGTGTGGCCTGGGGTTATTGAGTCATCACCAACAACCGTTGAACCGTTATTCTCAACTGTGACAAAAGATGATTTTTGCATCAGTTCCAGAGGTTTACTGGATATCCAAACGACACTGCTAGGATCTAGTTTTGTGATAGGTTCCTTTTTAAAGAAAGAATCAATTTTTTGAGCAGACACTTTATTATTTTGAAAGCAAATTACAGCCGCTTCTTGTTGTAGATAATGAGCCAAGCGCTGTGTAGGCATACTACCCTTTAAACAAACAAATTTAGGCAAAGGTAAATCACTGCCCAGACTGATCGTTGCACCACAAGCTCGAATTACTGAATTAAAAGAAGTTTCATTACTAATAATTGCTTGCTTTGAATATTCGATAAGTCTTTTACAACCAGCCAAAATACCAATACATGAGATGCCACCTACTCGCCGATCTTGTTTAATAGTCTGAGTTTTTAGAGGGGTAACTTTGATAAGTTCGAAAGGATGAGATATGTCATTTACAGTAAGTAGCTCCCCTTCTTTTAAAAGGGAGTCTAATTCAGTAGTAGATTGAACTGTGAACTCAATAGATGCGGGAATAGGTACGAGATCAGTTCTTAAAGTTGCACTAATCAGCTCAGACGCTGGAATAATTTTACCCGCAGATACAATGGTGATTTGCATTAACGGTTCCCCAAGTTAAAATTAAAACTCATTGGGGCCATACAAAACGCAAGTTTAGGCAAAGCGTCTTTCTTTTCATTATAGTTCTGTTGAGCTTCTGATACAGATAGCCCATAACTTTCGACTCCGAGCCCACGAGTAGCTTCAACCAATCTAGCTTGCAAAAGATCACAGTGAGCTTTTACTAAAGGTTGGATGATTACGTACTCATCACCGCTAAGTTCGATAGTTTCATTCAGTTCAATACTCGTGGTAGCTTTAGTTTGACAATCTAAAACAGCCCATCCGGCATAATATTTTGCCTCATCTAAAAATGCTTTCACGATATCATCAAGCAAAATTGAATAGCCCGATAATTGATATTCTTTATAGAGTTCTTCTGAAAGTTGCTGGATAGAACCAGCAACTACAGCATACCCTTCAGATTCAGGTAATAACTTCATAGCCATTACCCGAAAAGATTGCCTAATGTACGTGATGTCGCATTAATCGTTGAGTTGCGTACAGCTTGTTGAGCAGTATTGATTACCTGCTGAACGCGATTCACAAGTTCAGCTGTACCATCAATTTCTTTTTTACCCGGCTGAATACTGCCGTTGGTACCAATGTTTGCGAAGCTACCAAAGTAGTTATAGTCGATTGGGCAAGAAACTGTCATAACTTGAGATCGGCTATCTGAATCATACTCAGCTGACTCAAAGCGTATAGCACAGTTTTCAAGTGCATAAGAACGGGTAAAACTACCTAAACGGCCATCGTAATAATCACCATGGATGATTCCACCACTAGCTACGACATATTCAGCTAATAGTTGATCATGCCCTGCTTCAGTTACTAGGATTTGAAGGTTGCCTGTGTAATGGGTTTTCGGGGGACCAGCAACAATTCCAGTAAATCCACCCGCATATTGAACTTCTGCTGGATCTTCATTACTCACAATTGGCCGTGGGCAACTTTTAAATAAGAAGCGAAGGTCTTCCATGCCACGAGGAACAAACATCCCCTGACACGCTAATAATGGTGAACCAAGTTGCTGTAGAGCAATGTAATCTTGTTTAAGCTGATTTAGTAAAATCGGATTAGATTGTTGCATAATTTTGATGCTCAAAATGCAGATTTATGCAACAAGATTAAGGATGTTTTTGCTATTGGTTTTTAATCAGTTCCATTTTAGAAAACTGACTTTATATTAATAAAAAACCCGCAAAAGCGGGCTATATCACATCTGTTTATAGATAACATCTCGCCTATCTACATCAAGAACAAGAACTACGACTACATCATCCTTGACTTGATATAAAAGGCGGTATCCTGCTGATTTCAGTTTAATCTTATATAGATCAACTGATCCTCTCAGCTTATTCTTCGGTATCTTAGGGTTATCTAGGATTGCTTCCAGCTTACGAATAAACTGCTCAGCGATTTGTGGGTTAAGTTTGTCAAACTTTTTAAGAGCTGTTTTTGAGAACTCTAGCTCGTAACTCATTAATAGATACCTTCACAGTTTCGTCAGTATCAACTTGCTCGGCTAGTTTAATTAGTTCCTGATCTTCAATTAGATCCATCATGCGTTCATACATTGCTGCCGGAACACAGTAGAATTCTGGATTATTTCTATTCAGAATAGCTACTGCTTCGCCAAAAGCATTTTGTACAACTGCTGTAGGATTCTTTTTTAATTCAGAAACACTAGCCACAAATCGACTATGGATTATGTGGTTCATGACGTTTCTCATTTGATGTGTCCTACATCAATTTGTAGCCAATTGATTAGAACCGTCCTCAGAAAGTTAAGTTTGCTACAGGGTTAACTCAATATAAACAATTTGAAGATCTGTTTCAAGACCTGTTTAACAACCACTTAATAGGTCTTAATAAAAAAGCCACCCTAAAAGGTAGCTTTTTAAATCAGCTTTTTATCCAATATTTGGTGGTACTCGCAGAACCTGTAATGAAGGTACACCCCGATCTAGCGCATCTTGGACACAACGATAATCAGGATTATTTGGTTCATAACCAAGTTCACCACGGATATTACCCTTATGTATTGTCATCGGTGCATCAAAACGCCCACGCATAAAACGACCAATAATAATTGTGTCAGTTAATGATTGATTGGTCTTTATTTCTGTTTTATCAGTTTTTTTCTGATATTGAATACCAGGCGCTTCACCTATGATTTGAGTTGTATTCATGAGTATTTCCTTAATTAAATGGATTATAGGTAAAGCCAAAAATGACCTTACCTATGAGTAATTAGTAAATACCTAAGCGTTTACCTTTTTTGAATGAACGTAAACGCTTGTTGATTGCATTTGCAGTAAAAGCATGAAGTCGAGCTTTTTTCATACCAGCTTTTTGTGCTGCAGTTAAACGGACCTTTTGACCAGGTAATCGTTTATTCACAACGGTTTTGACACCTTGACGAATAGCCAGCACACCACGGTAGTGAATTTTTCGCCCATTTACTTTCCGTTGGCTAAATGCTCCATTTCGAGCTTTAATTTTTTTAGCCATTGAATCGAAACCTTCTTCAGTTTCATCCGCTTCACCGAAAATAAACTCTCGAACGAGTTCTTCAAGTTCTGGGCCATCGTCTGGCATATTAGCAAGAACTGTATTGGCTGCTGCTTCTAACGCCACATCAGCAACTTCTGTATCATCACTAAAGATCTCTTCAATATCAGAAGCGTCAACGCCGAATGTTAGGAAAGCATCGGACAGAGATGCCATTAAAGCGCTTTCAAAGATGCCTTCTTCATCATCTGCACCATCTAATGCATCGACAATTAATGCGTCTAAATGATCAACGCCCAGTTCACCTTCTTCAAGCTTACCTTCACTGATTGTATCTACCGTATCGGATAGAATGTTCAGAGCAATTTGTCGTACTTGTTCAATCACAGATTGCTGTTCTCGATCAGTACTTGAAACCTTACTTACAACGGTAGAAATATTCTCCGCTGCTGAATCAAAAGCACGTAAAGTTAATGGTTTTTCAGTAGTGGGTCCAAATGGATTCATCTTGATAGATCCTTAATAAAATTATTTAACTAAAACGTCGTCATCAAAAATTGCGGCACGAGTTGTACCAACAACTCCATGGGCTAAATAGAGTCGTACACGCTCATATGGATAGTCTTTGTCAGGTATTAAACTGAACTCAAAAGGTTTACCCCCTAGGTCTTCAGCCGGTTGCAACCAACCGGTTGTTTCACTAGAAGCACCTTCTAAAAACTCTTGGATGTCATCACCAGCTTTTTTGATATAGTCCGGTGTAGCTTGGAACATATAAGTCCGCAGGATCTCGATACATTTATTCGTAACCCGAGCCGAAATCTCCGCGGCGGGAACTAAACGCAAAGCACTATTTTTGCTTTGGTATTGCGTAAGCACATCACTTAATACAAATAATGTAGTTTCAAACTTAACTGGGCGAACTACATTTACTTTAGCCTTAGCCAACATTTCTTGAGTCTGTTCATCTTCAAGATCAGTATTCGGCATCTGGCTTAAGTTTTTTGCTGTAAAGGGATAATCTTTCCAAGCTACTGCATTTTTTAACGGCGCAAAGCCTTGTTTATTTAACTTTGCATTACGTAATAATTTATCGCCGATGTAATGGCCCAAATAATAAGCTGGTACCTTTCGACCTCTTAGCGTGACAGCATCAGATGGGCGGCAAAGGTTCGGGCTCCAAATGAATTGAACAAACTGAGATTGAGCATCTACGCTTGTCGCAAATTGAGCTGCTTGCTCAGCTGTAAAAGTTGGGTTGATTTCAGCATCCAAAGGAATACGTAATTTTGTAGCTGCACGTTGAGCCGCAACATAAATTGGTAAATCATGAGGATTTGGTAAAGTCAGATATGCTGGTGTGCTTAATTGGCTTGTCAGAATTTTATATAGTTCATCTGGTTTAAATGACGGTAACGATTCGTCTTCCAATGCCAACGTTTTTGATGCACGACCTAAGCTATTTGATTCGTTATAAGCATTAGATTTGAGAATTGCTTGTAACGCATCAATACCTAACGATAAATCAAATCGCTCGAAATATTCTTTCGCATCAGCTACAGCGACAATAGAAGCAGAATTTTCAATGTCTCCATCTACTAATCCCTGAACAGTAACAATTTGATCACCTGTTACCGCATCACGTATTTCCAAACGCATAGAAATATCTGCAGGACCGCGTGGGCTAGTTACTTTCGCAAAAAAGGCCACATTGATTTCTGTATTTGCAAGATAACTGTGAGTATCAAATTCCAGTTTTAGTGATGGGCTGGCCCCTGCAACAAGGGATAGCTCACCTGTACTTGATAGAGCAAGTATATTCATTACATTACACGCCCAAGGCTATTTGTTTTAAGTATTTTGAGCCGTTGGCATTTTTGATTTTCTGGCTAGTTCCAATGTAAAAAAAACCACTCGAAAGTGGTTTTTCATTTCCTAAATTTTATAATCCGCTAGCAGGTTCTGTAGGCTCTTCTGCCTCAGTAGGTACAATTTGAAGTACATTACCTTTCAAGCCATTAATTTGATCTAGGTTATCTAGCAATTGTTTATGAGCTTCGTCACCGATCAAAGTGAATGTGACCTTTTGACCAGCTTGTACCAAAACTTGTGTAAATGGTTCGGTAATGTCACTTAAACCGTTATTTTGAAGTGTAATACTTCGTTCAGTAGGATGATCACCTACAGCATCCATAATTGGGTTCGTGCCATCAATAATGAAAATAGTCATCTTGTTACTCAACAGTTAGATTCTTACCAAGCCCCTTCAACTGACGTAAGTTTTCCAGTACTTGATGTTTAAATGTTTGGTTATGACACGTAATACTTGCTGTTTTACCTGCCTCAATAGCAACACGTGATAACGGTTCTAAAACTGTTGAAAATCCGTTATTAGTAATTTTAATAACTAGCGGATCCACGCTACTCCCACCTGATACTGTTAACAAATCCGTAATGGGAGTATTAACTTTAGAAGTATCAGTTTCTTTAAGGACATGATCCGATTCATTCCCCACATCATCACCAGACTTACCACCATTAGAATCTAGATCATTTGAAGGTTTGACAGAATCATTCGATGTTTCAGTTGGATTTCCATTTTCTTGAGTATTGGACTCTTCATTATCTGAATCGCCATTTTTCAAATCAGTAGGTTTATTACCTTCATCTTGAGATGCGCCGTCTTCAGGACCTTGGCTATTTAACAAATCACCTTGGTCTGAAGCTTTTTCATCACCAGCTTGGGTATTCTGTGTTTCTGTAGTTTTATTGGTTTTATTACGTGTGTTTTTTGGTTTAGTAGTCGCTTGTTCGTCAGTTGAAGCTAAAGTTTCGTCAGTGTTTTGTGTTGCTGCAGCCATGAGATTTTCCTTTCAATAAATAGGGTAAAAAGGCGCATCTAAATGCGCCCTTATCTGTTTTACTTACGAATTTTTGAGGGATGGCATATTGATACAGTGGATGACATAGCTTTGATCAGCATAACGTTCTAACGGGTTCATTTCGGCTGCTTGAGCACCGATTAAAGTAAGTACTGATTCACGCGCATCTGGTCGAGTTTCAATAACTGAAAGAGGCGTTTGAATAAAACCAACGAACGGCGCACGAATTGGCTCATTACCACGACCAACTAAAAGCATATCAAACGCTGTATCTGCTTCAGCTACAAGCTCTTGTGCTGACGGTGCGTGGTAAACGTTAGTACCATCTGCAAGAGTACCAATACGGACAATTTGACCGTAACCAGCAGTGTATCCGGTTTTAACTGGCATCTTGTCGCTTGACAGTTGATTAAAGAATACTGACCCAGTATCGCCAACATATAAGTCAAATGCTACGGTAGAGCCACCAGTACGTTGGTTAATATCCAATTTGGCCGCTGCAATAAATTTATTTACTTCCGCAAACAAGTCACCTGAAGTATTAAATGCAGCTGCTAATTTTCCAGTCACACCACGAGAAGCATCAAAAGTAACTTCACGAGCGGAGTATTCAGCTAAATCTTTTGCTTCACCTAATAAACGTACAGTTTGTTCTAAGAAGATTTTACCTTGCACAATTGCTAAAGCCTGACCCAGAAAACCAAGCTTAAGTTCGTTAGTTAGCTGAGATTGTAATAGTGTTGAAGCTGTTACCCGTGCCATGATAGGTGACGCAATCAATGTTTCATATTCAGGTTCGAAATCAACACCTACTGGGGTTAATAGATAGTTATCATTACCATCACGCGCATCAAAATCCGCCACAAGATGAACTTCAATTTTCGCACCAGCTGGTAATGCTTCATTTAATGTCACGCTAATTTTGCTAGCTGAAATATCAATTTCGCTACCAACAACACGATATTCAACGCCGTTTACTACTACGTCTTTCTCAGCAATAGCAGAAATCTTGCCTGAAAATTTTGATTTACTGCGATTTCGAGTATGCGCAACTTCTTTACCATTGATCTTGATAGATACATTACCCGCAATAAATGGCAATAAACTCGCTTTGGCGTCAGGTGTTTTAGCCTTGAAGTCTTCATAACCAGTTCGTGCAGTCACAGTATAAGTTGTACCTGCGCCACCATTAGACAATGCAAAACGGAATCGTCCTTCAACATAAGGCTTAGAAGCATTTGCACCATCTAAGTATTCTGATTTCTTCATTGCACCAAAATCACGGTTGGTGATAAAGCGAATAGATACAATCGGTACTTCATTTGAGCCATTTGAGTTGGGAATCATAGCAACGATAGGTGTTGCATAAGCGATAACGTTGGCGATAGTAGCAACTGTAATTGCTGGAACGATGCTTACAGATTCATGATGCTGGTGATTTACATCATCAAAACCAGATTCATTAATACTATCGTAATAGCTAAGGGTTTCGGCAGGCAAAGCAGCTGCTTGTTTCGCACCACTTAAACCAGCAGTTAATGCAGCTGCAATGATTGAAGGATGCGGTAATTCACCGCCATGACGTGATTGATATTGTGATACCCCAAACATCACAGCTTTATCAACTTCTGGCGCATATTCGATGCCAATTGAATCAAAAATTGCTTTTAATACTTCTGGATACTCTTCTGCCGCTGTTTGAGCACTGTCAAACCCATTTTCAAGCTCTTCAGGACTTTTGAAATAGTAATTTCGGCACTGAACAGTAGCTAGTTGTTGAGCATCATACTTTTTACGAATTTCTTCTGTTAACACAGTCATTTTAAACCAGCCTTTGGCTTTCTATGTAAGATGCAGAAAGTCTGACATGACGTATTTTTACTAAAGCTGGTCGGTTCCAAACATAAAAAAGTCCCCAGAATTGAGGACAAAGAAAATGTAGCTAAAGGACCATCTCAGCCCTTTATTTATATAGCTATCCGCTTACACCACTTGAAACATAAATCTCCACATTATCACCTGCTTTCACTTTATAACGGAGCTTATCCCAGCAATGCTGTCTAAACGGTTCAGTATCAGGCGCAGCAGCTGTTAATGTAAGAATAGACACCCAGTGAGAATCGTTTTGCGGATCTGCATATGGAATATTGCTTCCGAAAAACTCTACTTCTGCCCCGTTCCCGATTACCTGGTAATTGAATATTGCAGAAGTACATTGTTCAGCTATTTCAATGTCGCCTGTCTTTTTACCTTTTTCATTGAAAATTAAATAGCTCATTTAGTTTCTCCATCACCTATAGGTGAAATAAACAAATCATCTCTACGGTTTAAAACATACTTACTGCCAAAATCTGCCATGAGGCTAAAACCAGTAATATTTACAATCTCAAACCACAACATTAGATTTTCATAAATCATTAAACCTAAAAGATCACCTTCTTTAAGAATCAAGTCAGGGATGTTGATTATCCTTTCCAAAACATCATCTAATTCTTCATTGAATGGCTCTACTTGAGCGGTTAGCACCAAGTCAGATGGGTTATTCATTGAGAAGTTCTTTTGAATATAACCACCATTAAATTTATCGAAATGAACATAAGCAGCGCCCTTATATTCATACTTGTAGTTGGGTTCGTCTTGAATCGATAAAGTGTTCGCTTCAAAAGAAAGAGGATCTAAAGGTTTTGAATCTTCAGCCGGATTATTGAAAATGACTTCTTTTCGCCAAATTTGCGCGGGAATACTTGCTAGAGCATTCATCACAACACGTCTAGCTGCTAAACGGCGTCCATTTGCAACTTGATTTACTGATCTATTTAGCATTTCGACTTAAACCCTTCATAAAGACATTTAACATGTCATTGTCGATTGCGCCTGATTTATGTAAGGCTTGAATTCTTTCAATTTGACTCGCTCTAACAGTTTCCACTTCAAAACGTTTGAGGGTTTTTAATTCGCGTTCTAAGAGCTTTTTGGCAACTTTATCAGCTCTACGCATCATTTCTTTTTCTGCTTTTTGGATATTGGCTTTGATCGGCTTAACAGAACCATTCATCAAATCCTTTACTTGCTCGTTTATTGAATTCTGTATTTGCTTATCTGTTTGCTTATACCGTGCACCTACTTGTTTCTTACGGTCTTTCTCTACTTCCTTTTTAAGGTAGGCAATCCCGGATGGTGAACTAATCCACTTAACAACGCGCAATACATGTTTACAAGCCACACCGGATAAATGCGGGTTACGTATTTTCGGAAAGCCGCCCTCATCACGTCCTAAATTATAGCCGCCAATAGTTGCCATATAGCGGTACCAGAACGTATGACGTTCGCAATCACACTGAAATTTGATTTTGCCTTTAGCCAAGCGGTTTTTGACGGTGTTTAATGCCTGTTTATCGATATCAAAAACAACAGATTTAAAGTTAGAAAACTCAATCTCAACGTGATGATTTAAAACTTTACTATTTGGTCCGGCATTAGTAAGCAAGTGAACTAAACCAGCTTTTCTGCTTACTGGAACCGCCAAATAGATTTGCTCATTTGCCCGATCAATATCGTCTTGTCGGCTTAAATTAATGATGTTTTGAGGGGTAATACCCTTACTATACTGATCTTTTAATAGTTGAATGTTTTCCTGAAATGCCAAGATATCATCACGGGTAATACGCCGTGGTACTTCTCCATTTCGCTGACCTAATGTTGTAAAAAGTACTCTTTCGACATCATATTTTTCCCCTTGGGCAATATCTTGTGGTCGCAAGAACATAGGTTTAGGGATCTTTCGTCCCCAATCATCATATTCAATTTCTTTTTCTGCAAATGCCCGCTGTTCTCTATCTGCACGCTGGCGGCTCTGTTGATCTCTACGAACTCCACCATTTTGCAAAGACTGGTTTAATTGCAGCTGGGCACGGCGTAAATCATCTGGCTTGAATGCTGACATTTTAATTATCCTGCAAGTATTCTTTTTGAAGTCTTAAAAGATCAACAAGCCTTGGAAAAGCCACCTTATGAAGAGGTAACTTTTCCCAAACGCCGTTCACACCACACGCCACAAGTACTGCATCAATATGGTTTCTTGAACCATATAATTTCAAACTCAACAGTGATGGATCTTGAGATTCATCGTCTTTGATTTCCCAAACAATCAGATTCTGAATATTATTTTGTTGAAGATTCCGGTGAATTAAGTCTCTAATAGCATTTCGATAATCATTTCTCATACTGTTTCACCTATTTAAGCTTTAACAGTACTTACACGAGCAAAACCACCAATACCTGCTTTACCAGTATTACCATTACTTTCGGTTGCAAGACCAGGTTCACCAACAATGAGTGTCATATATTGAATTTTTTCACTGATATTAGAATATCTACAAACCAATAATCCGCCACTAGCACCGCCACCACCTAAACCCCAACCAAGATCACCGACTCCATTTGCGCCATCTCCACCTGCACCCCAATTACCCTCAGGACTTACTGAAGAACCGCCTACATGATTAGTTTGATTTGCAGCTATACCTGCATTACCAAGTTTTCTAGAAATCTCAGTTAAGTTTGAATTTATAGTGATTGCCGTAGGTAACCCACCAGCACCATTTGAGAAAGCACTACCATTCGACCACTGACCACTGGTACCGCCTTTACCACCCCCCACTAATGCTAAATCAAGTTCATTTAAACGTAAGCGAGTATCACCACCATCTGTACCATGGGCCATTCTTCCAGCTTCCCAAATACTGCCACCGCCGCCGCCACCAGCACCTACTAAAATGAATTCTTTTTGCTCTTTTGGTTGGATTGGAATGATATACACACCAGGTACTGTGTAATCGCCATTACCATCATTAAGTGTTTCTGCAGCAACTTGAATTACAGACCAACTTACAATTCCAGAATACCCAATTCGGTTTTGCCCAGAACGATTCCAAACTTCATAATCAAATGACTTTTCAGAACGCGTTATTGTCCACGCTTCATGCGTGCTTTCAGGTGTTAAATGGATAGCATATTTTGAGTCACGTAAGTCAGTTACCTTTCCACCCAAATCAATAGTAGCTTTAGACCCAATGTTTACCCCTGCTCCCAATAATTTCGGATATTGAGAATCTAAATATTTTTTTAAATCCGTTAGCTGCTGACCTAAATTTTGGGATGAAGTATCTAATCCATTAATTTGGCGCTGTAAATCATCATCTTTTTCTTTTACGTCTTTTCTAAAAGCATATTGTGAATGTGGATCATTATGATTTAAGTGTTCTTTGATTATTTTCTGTATTAACGCCCCGTATTGCGGGTGTGGATCCTCATCTGCACTATGCTGGTTCATCAACATCACTGCAATTGGAGTATTTGGATCAATTTTTATAGTTACATTTTTTAAATTAACGTCAGTTAAAACAAATCCAAAAGTAACGATAGCAACCACGTTTGCATGCAGTGACATGATTGATTGAACTTCTGTAGTTGACGCTACTGCAAGTAAAGTGCCGTCTGATAGGTAAATACCCATCTCAAACACTTCCATTGTTAAAGTGGGCTCAATACTCATTACAAAACGCAAAGTACCCGTTTCTGTATCTACACCACCACCGTTAAGAGAAAATCTAGCTAATTCATTTTTAAGAGAAGTTAGGTTTTTCGCTTCTACTGATGCATCAAATTTGCCGGTACCAACAGCAAGATGGGTAAGCTCCCCACCAAAGCTAGCAACATCACCCACTTTATTTAATGCATTCCGACCTGCGTCAGTTAAAAAGAAGTTAATAGCCATAACCCACCCATATGATTTATTGATCTATGGTAGTTATGAAGAATAGGTATTTAAGTGGGCAGTTCCATATAACTAATCATTTTCTTTTTCAGCTGCTTCTCTTAAAGCACTGAATCTTGACTTACGTTCAGCTTGTTCACGGCCTTCCGGTGTATCGTCAGTGACATTTACAGTTTCGTAAGCTTCAGTGTAGTGAACGTTTTCCAAGAATAAGAAAGCAAAAGCATCACCGATATCCGGTGATTTAATTCCCATCCGTTTCATTTCGTCTTTGCTTAAGATTTTATAACGAGCAAAGTCATCAAAACGGTATGGAACGTGGATTAACTGATCTTTAATTTTCACATTGTGTTTCTTCGTTTTTATTTTAAAACGGCCATTTGCGATTGCTCGAGCTAAGCCCACATAAGCTAATGACCGTTTATTTGTAAACTCTTTTCTATTGTCATTACTAAAACATTGTGAGCCCCAATAAACAGGAACGTAGAAAATACCTTGCTTTTTAAGGTATTGGCCTAAACCTTTACCCGCCCCGTTATCATCTACAACCAAGTTAGCATTTGGGTACTGTAAAAGTAGCTCATTAATCTTTGCAAATAGTTCTAAGATATCATCTCTGTTTTTGCATAATGGAATATCTACAACTTCTACACGGCGTGCGCGCTCTCCCCATTGCGCTTCACCCCAAACTTTAGAAACAACAATTACTGAATCGTCACGGCCAACACCACCACCAACATCAACAGTAATGACATAACCGAATTGATGGTCATCAAAAATACTCGCGCCAACATACATTTCTTCGGTTTGACGCTTCGTGATTAAGAACTCATCTGATAAGTCTGGGAATTCACCTAGTACACGAATCTTATACTGAGCATCTTCCCTGCTGCCGTATTTTTGCCGTTGTTCCTGTAAGGATTGTTCACTAACTAGTGGTGACTCTTCCCCGTTAAATGTGAGTGCAATCCAAACACCACCAGCTCGATGACTTAACTTGTGATGAGTCTCATAGAACATACCCGCGTTACGGGTAGGCTGTGAGGTCATTACTGCACGGTTGTCTTCGTGCGTTAAGGCACCAAAAGCTACATCAAGGACAGCATCATCTACACCACTGGCCTCATCGACCCAGACCATGTAGTTATCGCCGTGGTTACCAGCCAAGTTAGTAGGTTGATGTTTTGGTGCTGTCTTCGCAAAGACATACCATTTTTCTTTGTAGCCTTTGATGTATACAAGTTCAGACTGGTACCCAACATAATCAGCAAGCCAAGCCAAAGGCCCTTGCTTCAATCGTGCTAGATTGATACTGATTTCTTTCCAGACTTGTTTCTTTAACTGCCCAATCTGCGGAGCAGTAAACATCATGATTGATTCATCAAAAAACAAGAGATGCCATAAGGCAACAATACCGGCACTGGCCGTTTTACCAGTGTTGTGTAGTACTAAGTTATCTTCACCTAAGAAAAATGGATCTGGATCGAGTACAAAACCGTAATATTTGCCTTCACCAAGCTCGGCAACCGATGTGATTTTTAAAGGCTTATGTTCACCATCTATAAGCCTATAAGATGCAAACTGTTCTCTACTTTCAGGTTTTAGGTTCATATATTGAGAAACAAGCAATTCAATCTTGTCGCCCTTCGACCAACCATTACCATCGTATAAAGAGATTAAGCAAAGGATATGTGATTTATTGAATGTATGAGATTTACCGTTCTCATACTCAAACCGGTACATTTCCTGATAACCGGTTACTGTTTTAATTACATCTAGTTCTGTCTTACCATCTGCAGCGAGAATCTTATGATTTAAATTAATACGCTCAACTGGGATGAAGTCCCCATTGGCTAATTTGATTAAAGTCCCTTTTCCAAAGCAACCGTGACCTGACGCAACTGAAGTACGGCTACCATCAAATGCAATAGATTCAAAAAGTAATTCTTGTTGCCATGTGGGTTCGACACCTAATGCTTCTACGGCGAAAGCATAGATGTCGTATCGATAACGCTCACAAAGTTCCCACCATTCGGGAATTTCTTTTAATGGTGCCAAAGCCATACCGTAAAAACACCATTAATTAAAAGATTGAAAAAGGAAGCATTGTTGGATCTACTGCATCTTCTTCAAACTGATTCCCTTCAGTAATTGAAAAGCCTTTAGCAATTTTTGTACTAGCCCAAACTGCTAACAGGATTGCAATGTGGCCGTTGTTTAAGCTGCTGCTATCAAATTCTTGCTGAAGGCCGTTTTTATCGACCTTACGGATTTCAAGTACGTTCTTAGGATTGTACTGGTTCAGCTTCGGCTCAATTTCAATTAACTTTGCTCTGAAACGAGCTTGGTAAATTGAAATCACTTCTTCTAAGTGCTCTTTAGCATTGAAACTTAATTGCCAATTCTGTACTTGGTCAGGTGAATCAGTAACAACAACCGTTTGATCTCTTAAATCACTTGGTACAGGTAAATTTGAATAAACGGCAGTTTTTTGAATAACAAGTTCACCAGTATCCGCAAATGCGGCACCAATGAGACGAATTGGTTGATCAGAAAACCCAGCAACACGGCTGTCTATACGAATAATTCCAGACATTACATGTATCCTTAGCGCCGTTTACGTTCTATCTTGGTTTGACATTCAATGCAGAATTTAACCCCACCAAGTGCACGGCGGCGCTCTGGTATCTCTTCACCACATTCAATACATTCTTTTTCAGATTCGCCTTCAAAACGGCATCGCTTTGCAATTTCTTGCTGCAATAAATAATCAGCACTTTCTTGTGCCTTATCGATTAAGTCAGTCATCTATACGCTCAACTGTAATTTCACCTGTTTCTCTATCACCCTTCACACGCTGGTGATCGAGTGATGTGTACTGATCAGCTTGCACTACAACTTTGTCGTTGATTGCGGGCTGTTCCGTTGCTGAGCCGTCAGGTTCATAGCCATTACCTGTGTTTTGGTCGAATGGACCACCGAAACCGATGACGTTAGGTGTATAACCCACGAGCTGAATATCTACAGTTGAGATAGAAAGATTGATTGCTTCGCTTGGGACTGGTGATGGAAAAAGTTCATTTTCAAAAACAGTGAATGTTGAATTAAATACATGATCATTCCATTGCTGAAATGGCACATTAAAACGACGGTTATCATTGCTAGACATGTACGCGCAAAATTGCCCAATTACTGAACGCAGATCATTGGGATTGGTGGCAAAGAAAGCGATTTGAGCACGTACAGTTGTCGGCACCAGACGAACCTTCACCCGTTTCTCATCAATGACCGTTTCAATAAAATCAGGCACTGGTAATAATTGATTTACATCAGGGGGTTGGTCAGTTAACGCTGTTGCAGTAAGCATTACAGGTAAAAGCACTTTGGATTCTTCCTCATGCTTCTGGCTTTTTCTATATTCAGAAAGCATTGCTTCTGAATCGTCCATCATCCGTGACGGACATGCTTTTATAGCGTTACCAATGGCTCTCAACTTCCAGTCTGCCGTTAATTGTGTCTCAGGCATATACCAAGCACGAAAATTGACAAGCTGCTTATACCAAGCGTTTTGGATGCATTTAAGCGAATCGTTGGGGTAATTCATTTTTACCCCCATACACTAAAGATACTGCCAAAAGACTTTTTCGGCTTTTTAGGTTTCTCTTTTACGTTTGGATTGTCCAAACTTTGAATGATTTGTTCAGCTTGTTGTTGTACTGAATCAAAACTCTTCACAGGATTTACCATACCCGTATAGAGTTCTTTTTTGCGTTCTTCCCTAAGTTGTTGCAGGCGTTTCTGTTTATCAACTTTTTCTGATAGTTCACCTACTAACCCTTGAGCATTTCCTAACTCATTTAAAAGATGAAGTTGGCTATTGATATTGTCGTAGGTCTGTAAGATTTGATCTTCAAGTAATTGAGCAATAACAATTTCAGATGGTGATAACTGTGAAATGTCAGTTGCACTATCAAAGCAAGAAACAACACCTTCAGGTTCTTCTGGAACAAATAAACCATCAAATAACTGACCGTCACCTACATTACTTGCATAGTTAGGTTGTGACACATAGTCAAAACCAAAAAAGCCAGTTGGTATAAGACGACCACCCATTCTCTTATAGTTAACTGCTGTGCTGAATCCACCTGCTTGTGCGGCATACTGTCTTAATGCAAGTTCACCAGGTTCATTGTCAAAAAATTCTTCTTGATGCTCTACAGTCCCATCTTGTGAAGCACGTAAATGAATTGTTTTAAGCGCAGGGGCTAGATATACCAATTTACCTTTAATAGGAACAGTTTCAGGCGGTACCATACCGTAACGCTGTCGAATTTGATGACCGTAAAAACCTTGTAATGAATTAGTAGCAACCATTTCTTGAACATGGTCACTGTTGATCAAGTTGACCATTGCATCAACATCGACATTACTTCGATCAACACCGGTATATTTACGGCATCGGTCATGTAAGTTGTAAGATAGAACTTTTGTCTTTCTATTTTTGCTAGCCATAAAAAAGCCCCAATGCTGTGATTGAGGCTATTGTTTCAGTTGTTCTATAGTTGAAATTTAATCAGTTCCAAATCAAATCTTTTGATCACATTCAATCAATTCCAATAGCTTGTCATGCTGTTTATCTTCAATGGTTGCATCAAAGATGAATCCACTTTTTAGTGAGATAAAAACATCATAAAAGCTCTCGCTAACCATGCCGCCTCGATGTTCACTTTGGGAGACTTGCAAACAATCCATTTGAGATAAGTCAATTAATTGAGAACAACCACGCTTTCGACAAAAAATACTTAATCGCATACTTCACCCAATTACTTTAGAAGTGTACCTTCAACACCACGAGCACGGCGCTCTGCTGTACGCTTATTAAATTCTTCTAGCGCACTTTCCATATAAATAATGGCTTGTTTATTGAATTCGCTTGGGAATTTTTCATCTAAAGTTTTAGTACGGTGAATAAGCACTTTTAACAATGCTTCACTAGTAACTCCATTCACCCCATGTTCAGGAATTGGGCCATCCTGAAAATGAAGACTGATTTCAAAATCTTTTGCGTTCTGAGTTTCTGGATTTGCTGAAATCTTATAGTAATGGCCCTGAGCATAAGCTGTAATGCCTTCAACCATTTCCCCATTAACAACTTTATCAATTTCTTGTGGTTTTAATTCACGGTTTGCGTAACCTAAGAAATGATCAATTAATAGGTTTTCTCCTTGATCATTGATTGGTTCTGCGATTCCTACTAAAACATTGTCTTGAGCTTGTTGCATATAAAAAAGTCCTGAACTAATGAACAGGACTATGAAATCATTTTGTATTTGAGCGCTAACTCAACAGTTCCAATTGAATTAAAGGAAGTTATAGACTGCATAAGGCTTAGCTGTTATTGCCGCTGCAAAGCTTGTGGTGCCTAAATCTCTATCAAATGCCATTGAGTGAACTTTAACGACAATATTGGCTGGTACTAAACGGCGTAATATCGGTGACAGCTCTACCACTTCATTTGCATCAACAGTTTTATCTAAAACAATTCTAATCCGACTTGTTAAGAAGTAATTTGGCTTTTCAAAATCAGACAAATAGGCTGGATATTCTTTTAGCTTTTCCAAGCTATGCCATAGCCGGATAATCTGAAAATGATCTTTCCCCCACAACATTCGTAAAACAAACTCTAAAAACGCTAATCCTCTTTTATTACCCATGCTGCTCCAATTGGCATAGATAATTCGCATTAACGTGTCAGAGGTGTTATTTCGGCGTAATACAACAAGTCCGTTTTGTTTAGAGAACCGTTCTACAACTGTTTTACTACCGATATGAGGACAACCGTAATCCAATAAATCTTGTATGGACTGTTCAAAGTTTTGTGCAAATACTTGTTTAAATGCTTTAGCAAGTGCGGTTTGCAAGCCCGTACTCACATATTGTTCATCGATAGGCCGAGTAAAGCTTATAGGGTCCATGTAGCCCCCGAAATATCAGCGGTGCGTTCCAACTCAACAGTAATGCTGTCTTTTGTCACATACACCCACTCATTAGGCTTATTCAACTCATTTGAAAGCATAATGGTAAAGTCACTCATCCGGTCTTGGAAAGCCACAATATTGTCATTAATCAGCTTCCCCATTTCTTGCGTATTAAAGCCATTAACCAGCCAACGACTTGAGCTCAATGATTCACGCCCGTAACGTTCTACAAGTAATTCTTTGATCTGTGTCTTAACCATATCTGTGTTATGTACAGAAGCCAAAGAGCCTTTAATTTTTACTTCAATTGGCTTTTCTACAACTTCATGTACATTCACTTTACCTTCATACAAGTTATCGCAATAACCAATATACCGACAGATATCTTGTTCTAACGTTGCTTGTTCAGCTGGGTTCTTGGCAACCACCACAAGATTTAAATGATTTATGTCGCGGTATGTAATGGCAAAGTGTTGCTCTTGCAACGTTTCATTCCAGACAGAAATAAACTGTGCCCGTTTCATAAATTTTTTACGGACTGCATAGTCAAAGTTGCCGAGAAATACCGCATCTTCATCGTAAAGTGATGGATAGCTTGATAATAAACGTAATTCTGATACAGCTAACGGATCTACGCCCTCTCTAATCAGTCCACCAGCTTTAAAACGCACTGATACCCGCTGTTCATCATTAGTAAGTACATCAAGTAAGGCCGCATCTTTTAAACGATTAACATCAACTTCCCCGTATGTCTCAAGAATTCCAATTATTACTGTTTCATTGGCTTGCAGAGTACGACCAGCTCTCTCAGAATCGCCAAACTCAATAAACAATCTTCTTAGATTATCTGTAGTAACAGTTACAGCATATTCACCTGGTTCAACATTCATCCAGCGCGGCTTAATTACATAGTTATTATTGCCCTGCTTAACCGAAATATTTGCAAGTGAAAGGTCCTCTAAAAGGTCTATTCGATATTTATGGAACCCTTCAGTAACTGGTACAACATATTTAATTTCACGGTATTCACTTTGTTCTGCTATTACTTCCGCCGTCTCACCAGCTTTAACAGTAATTGATTGAAGCAACCGCCATACTCTACCGCCGCTATGGTCCTCAATCATTCGCCCTTGACTTAAGCTCACAGCATTTGTTGACCGGTTGATAATTTCTATTAAGTGCTGACACGGTGTACCTATAGGCAAAATGCCTTTATTTGTAGCATCCGCAATAATTGAGCGGTCACGTGTTTTGGTAAATGGTTCAATTGAAGCAATATCGATTTCTGGACCAAATGCAGTCAAAAAACTAGCCATAGAACGCAGCTGGTGAACGACAAGTGGATCTTGAGCTTTATAGCGTTCCTGAATCTCATAATCATCTATCGCTGCTTGGAGCTGGGCTTCAAAATCAGCTTGCGTTAATGTCATATGTCTCACCTGTTACTGATTTACCCAATCGGTCTGCTACTTGGTTAAGATCTATATTCACATTCATGATGCTTAAATGAATATGAACCGTCTCAAATCCTTCGGTTTGTGAATACAGGGCTAATTGGTCAGAGTTAAGCTCAGATAATATTGGTAGATCCTTTTTCATCTTAATAAGAAAACTATCTGCCACCCTCGAGTCTAAAGGTGCCATTAGCAAATCATAAAGAGGTGCACCAAAGTCAGAACCATACTTCCCATTAACCGGATGATTAAGCCAGTACTCAACCATGTCTAAAATTGTTTTAGATGTGATCATTAGGAAGTTGCTCTATTACTGAAAATCATCAAAAGCTTTACTAGTATTGCAGTGCCAATCTGATAAGTTGAAAAAATGGTGAAATAGATTATGAATATCCATAATGAAACGCTTAATGCATCAAAATATGAAGCAACGTTATAGATTCGCCAATCAACAAGAATAATAGTGATCAATACACATGCCATACTTATGAAATACATATATCTGATTTCTTTAAATAAGAGGCTTATAGGTACATGACGGAATTGTTTAATATACGCAGCTTTATTCTTGCTATTCCATCCTGTAACAACGGAAAGATAAGCTAAAAATGCAAGAATTAAGACAATATCAATACCGATTTGAATTTGCATAAAAAACACCCTTAATAAGAACTGTATTAAGGGTATTGCTTTTGTATATATGTAAGCGTGAATGGTTCCATATTTGAAAATAAGAAATGCATGGATTATTATATATACAAAGCCCGCTCCACTTTTGACACGAGAACGTATAGGGTCATAAGTGTAGGTTAGAAGATGTCGCAACCCATCTCTAACTACCGGGCTTTTTTTAATGCACTTCAAAAGCTGTAAGCAGCCATGCATTACTACCTTCTCGCTTAATCAATGACGCTTCATGCGAATTAAATACAATATTTATTCTTGTAGATAAACCACGTTCTGTACGCCGTTGTGTACTACCTTGAGCGATTGTTTGCACAATAGTATCCACAAGCATATGCACAACTTCATCATATGTCATGCCATCACTTTCCATACGGCGCTTGATAATATGCTTAATACCCTGTTTATCACTGCCATACTCAAAATCCACCCAGCCTAAATCATTACGATACATAGCTCTATGCACTGTGGTTTTTTCCATAATGGCTTTGTTCATTGCAGCTTTACCACGTGTGATATTTGCTGTAACTGATTTGATTGGACTCGCACTATCAAATTCAGGCTTTCCCAGTTCGGATTGACCAGCCTCCGAACTTATACCAAGTTGTTGCTTAGCATGTTCAATTTGTTCTTTCAGCTGGTCACGGTGAGCTATTTGCTTAGCTAAATCCTCATCAAGCTTTTGCTCTTGTTCTTCGACTTCTTTCATTTTCTGATCTACAGAAGTACGGCGCGGCGGTAAGCTAACTTTTTCACGCTTATTTTGTTCTTGGATTTTAGATTGTGCTTCACGGATAAGTTTAGCAACACAACTTACGGCGTTTTCAAATGTTGGCTTATAGTCATCACTAAAATCGCCAGATAGAACAATTACTTTATCATTCAGTTCGGCCTTCACTACATCCGCTAATGCACGAATATAAAGTGTAAGCGTAGCGCCACCTGAAAAGAAAAATGCAACTGGTAAAACGCTAACACCAGCAACGCGCTTAATTTTGCGAAATTCTGGTGTAACAATCGTTTGGCCTGTTGCTTTTTCTAAAGCCGATTGGATCTTTTTAATGTATGGAGTAGTAGCTGTTATAGCTGCAAGATTAAGACTGCCCATGAAAAATAACCTCATATTAATGAGGTTATCTTGTAAGTAAATTTTTTCTAGAAATTACATAAGTTCCATTAAATTTCATTTTGTTTATAAATAAAAACCTGCATTTGCAGGCTTTTATTTTAAATTAATTAGAAGTTAATTTATTTCGGACGTTCGTTAAACTATGTTGAAACATTTGTAAACCTAATTCAGTAGAAATTTTGACAGGTTCACCATGGTGATATGTTTCAGTGTTAGCGTGATATGTGTTGCCATTTCCAACAAGATGATTTGTTTCAGCAATCTCTGTTTGCAACATTTGTATTTGATTATTAAGAGTTGTAGACATGATAGGCGCTTCCAAATTATGAACTTCTTCTCGTTTAATACTGCAATATTTTACTTCCCCTGCAGTATATTGATCGTATTTAATAGCTTCTAGGACAACAGCTATCGCATTAGGACAATCATGAATAATATGCTGAGTATGAAAACTCCCCGATCCAATTACAGTAGGAACATTAGTAATGTTTTCTATTGTAAACTCAGTGTCATTTACCATTTTAGAAACTTTAAGGCAAGAACCACTTAAATAGATTAGTGCAATAAAATCACTATTTGTTTTTTCAAGTATAGATCTCGGAAGCTCAAATTGTGTTTTATTTTGTAAGATAAAATCAATAAGGGCCTCGCTAAAATCTCTCATACAAAATAAACATCCAGCCATACCAAATACAATATCGCCCAAACGTTTCACTTTCCTAAAAGGAATATTTAGAGTAACTTCTGTACGATTTACTGTAAAGGCTATGTCGGAAGCCATGAAATGAGTATCATAAGCTGTTGTTGTCATTAACATAATCCTTAAAACGCGCGCGAATTATGCATTTATGAATAATATTTTTCAAGAACTATATGATCAATTACATTGGAAATATCAATAAAATTAAGAATTTTATATTTGTAAGTAAACTTAAAAAGCCAGCTAATAGCTGGCTTTTTATTAGGGGAGTCCTATTTAGACATCTTTATATTTTGATAAGCCCTTATCGATTCACAGGTTCGAAAGGAAAGCGTTTTAAAACCTTCCCAAGTTCAAGCACCTCATCTTTATGAAGAAAATCCCACAATTGATTAAAGCGTTCACGCAATTGCACAACATTAACTGGTGTGTGGTGTAGTGAATATTGCTGTACAGAAACTGCTCCGCTTTCTTGAATCGATATCCAAAAGTTTTTAGGTCCTTTTGGAGATTGATACTTTAGCTCCTCACCTAATTGCTGTGCAATGTCATAAGCAAGAGGGTTTTCTAATGCTGGATAACGAGCAGCGAGATTATCTACAAACTTTTCTAAACGTTTAAGTGTATCTGTTTCAGCTGGAACTAGCTCTTGTAACGGCAAGAGCTCAAGATACTGCTTCGCCTCATCAAAATGGATTGAAAGCAATTGGCTATATTTAGCAATTCCAAAGTGGCGATTATGACGAATCCACATTGAAGCTCTTAAGCTTCGATCCCTCCCTGCACGGCGATCAACTATCTCGTGCAGTGCATTTTGTTGTTCTGGAGAAATGGTTAAGCGTTGGTTTATTGCTTGCCCTTTAGTCCAGTATTCCCACAGCACATCGTCGCACTCTTGCTGGTACATGATCACAGTATCTCGAATTTCGGGATTAACCTTGTTTGGACTTATAGTCATTAACCATCCAAAAAGCTTACGAACAGGTAAACAAACCATATTGTACTGTTTACCATCTTTTCCAGTTGTCACTATTTCAGTGATAACTGAACTAAATCTTTGTTTTAACTTTTCATATTGTGATTGCCATGTGAGGCCCATTCCTTCAACAATTGGGCGCATGGCAGTAAATGGCTGATTGTTGAATTCAATAATTACTAAATCAGCACTATGAAAAGGTACATTAATTTGTGTTAAAGTACGCATGTTGTTGCTCCTATGCAATGACAGGCCTCGTTTTCTTTCCACGGACTGCGAGGCTTTTTTGTGGTTAAAAATTTACATATTGTTCTTCTGTTAGATTACTTAATAAATTAAAAAAAGTAGGTCGAGTTTCCTTAGTTAATTTCTGTCTAGGAAATTCACTTAATATTTTGACTGCTTCCACAGGATCTAACTGTGAAGTAAATGGAACTGATAATTGAATAAATGATGTTTTATCTGTTTCCAAAGCTGTATCCAGCACATCTTTTACTTCATTGTAGCGCGGCTTCCTTTGCGCGGTTAGGAAAAGTCCATCAAAAATAATATAAATCTCGTTTAATCCTGGTAATTGGACTTTCGCAATTGCTCCCATGAGGGGCAAATTAGTTTCAGGCCCGTCATCTCTACTAAACCCATCAGTAGGTGTACGATAAGTCGCAAATAAGATTACTTCTTGACAATTAGGTAGCTTCAAATAGTCGAGCAAATTAAGACAATTTCTCGTGGTATTACTTTCGTGATATCTGTGAGCAATTATTAAATCTTCATTATTGTAGAGCGAGGCAAGATAATTCGCATAGGGTAAATATCTTTGGCAAGATTTGGTTATGTAATCTGATCTAGAGGAGAAAAGATTTGAGTTATGTACTTTATCTTTTAGAAAGTCATCAATTTTTCGTGTTAAAGATATGGGAATTGTAACGTTAATCTTTTCAGTCTTTTCCGCATAGATTGATGTATCAATTGTTATGACATGAAAAAAAACATCTTTATCACGTTTTTTAAATGTTACTGAATTAATTTCAGTCGGCTCAGGAATATCAAGACCTTGGTCACTTAGAAAATCAAAATACTCAAGCGTCTTCTCATATACCTTCCTAATCACCTCGTCATAACTGGAACCAGTAGCATTAATATTCGGTTTATCAAAAAGTGCAGCCTCATAAATATCTTTTTTAAAGAAAGACTTAGATTCTGTAATCTTTACAGCAACTGTATAGTTTTTCACCAAGAACTCCTTTTGAATGATATTTCAGATTTTTAGACACCTTTTTTAATAATAGTTCTAAAAAAAATATTGTCAACAAATTTAAAATCAAATAGTTATTAATAAAAATTCAACTTATTGAAATTATTAATTTTAAATTTATAACCCCAAGATTCCAAAATTAAAGATTTATAGAGTTACAACTCTATACTGTGATTTTATTTGCTTCACTTACGTTAAGTTAAGTTAAGTTAAGTTAAGTTAAGTTAAGTTAAGTTAAGTTAAGAATAGATCAAGTTATATGAAAAAAAATGCCGTGATAACTATCACGGCGGTTTTTCTTGATCATATTGGAAAAATCACAAACCCTTACATGGATTATTTAGAGGTGTCACAGTAGCAACACTACTTGCACTTCCACCCAATTGTTTATACTTGGCAAAGCTTTGATTTAGAGTTTTTTGCCCATACTCGATCCGTTGAGCAGCTGCATAACGCCTATCTAAACGAGTGACACCGCTAAAACTTTGTAACCTATCTTCTTCTTTTAAAACGTCTTGTGCAACTTTAATACTATTTCTTGCACTAACAACATTAGAGGATTCTATAAATAGCTTATAATTATTAGTACTTTTGCATAGATTAATTTTTTGTCTATTTTCCCGCTTCTTAGCATCAATTAAACGGGCTTGTTCCTCCCTCTCCGCATCGGCTCGATCTCTTGCTTGTTTTGCTAAACGGATTTCTTCTTCCCATTCCTCTTTTTCCCGTTCTTTAGCATTCTTTTTATTAATTGCTTCAATATATTCAGCCTCTCTTAACTCACTAACTTTATTTAAGTACTTGTCATAAGCCATCATAAATTTTTCACCACAACTATTGGCAATAAAACGATGGCGCATTTGAAAAGTTTTTACTAGATTGTTTTTGCTATTTTCATCTAATTCAGGATTATTGATTCTAGCAATGTCAACTAAATCATAATAAATGTCCACATTTACATCTGAAGAACTATATATTCCTTGCTTATATATCAAATTATTAAAAATTGAATCTGAATAGGCATCAGGATTTGGCGTTCCCTGTAAGGCTGCAATTTTATATTGTGTATCTAATATTACATTGCCAGTTGTCCTTTTATAGAACTTACAACTTTGCTTAGAATCTAAACCATATTTTTCTCGTAAAAGAACATAAAGTTCGTCCATGCCACCATAAGACACTTCAGGGTTTGTACTTAATAAATCACAACTAAAAATACAAAGTTCACTAACTACCTTTGTCGAATTAATATTTTCACTGTTGGTAGCAATTATTTGTTTATTCAGAATATCATTAACACTTGTAGCAGCTTGAACATAACTTGAAAAAGCTGCCGTAACTAAGAAAGATAATTTTAATAATTTTAAAGTCATATATATCCCAAAACTAAACGTCTAATTTCCCCATTCCAATGCCGCCAGTTAGAGCATGAGCAAGGAAACGATCACTAACATTCTGCCCGATGTTACCATTATTCTGATTTACAACAACAACTTCCTGTGGGTTAGGAGTATTTAAAGGTTGCTTAAACGGCGTGACATTAGTTAATAATCTATTTTGATTATTTAATGAAGGTTTTGCTTTTGTAGTAGCTTGGGGAACGATAGCTTTTTGGGTGCTTAAAACACTAGCAACTTTAGCTCTTGTATTTTCCACAATATGACTTGATTTCAAATCTGATACAGCTGGGGTATTTTCTTTAGGTAGATTAGTTTTCTGTTCCTGAACGGTTTTATCAATGTTAGCTCTGTATTTATATTCCTTTTCTAAATGCGGTCTATAATCAAATGACTGCCCATTGCGAAGCTTTGTTTGCCCATACGCCCATCTTACATATTTTGTGCCGAGAACTCGGGCAATATCTTCTTTTGATGCATTTGGGTTATTCTGCATATAAGCTTTAACCGAAGCATATTCAGGATTCGTTTCGATTTCATGCTTCATAAATGCACCTTGTGCATCTAAAGCTGCTTGGCTCCGTACCATATTACCGTTTGCATCAAGTAATCCCCTTTCCTTCATATATGCCGTAAGCCGGTCTTTACGGGCTCCTTGCCAAGAGATCATACCCATATTCGTACCACCAGCTTTATCCTGGTGTTTACCAAACAGATATTTATCTTGGTAGTCATTTTCCCTACCAACAGAAGCAGTTAAACCAGCAGCCCAATTATCATTAAAACCAGCTCTCTTCATTGCATTGTAAACTGCAAGTTGCTTTTCCTTAGTTTTTTCACCAATTGGAGAAACAGTTGAACCATAAGCAGGTACATTTTTATTTGCACCAAAACCCGGCTTATAAACTCCTTGCCCAATGCCCCATGTTGGAACACCATCATGAAATGGATTAAATCGGTTAAATTTATCTTTAATGAAATCTAAGGTATCACCAGCAGTATCTTTAACTCCGTCTACAACTTTTGAAGCAGTGTTTTTTGCCTGATCAAAAGCATTAGAAGCATAACTTACAAATCCTTTCCAAGCAGTATTAATAATACCTGGTACATCTGCAGCTATTAATGAATCTGTCCACTCTTTAAAATACGGCGCAACTGCGGTACCAAGTTTATTACCTATCCATGAACCAGCCATACCACCAATCAAAGTACCAGCTGGGCCTAATATTGATCCTACCGTGCCACCAATAACGCCCCCAGCAAGACTACCTACAGTACCGCCCTTTTCTTGTGTGCTTTGTTCATTCCAATCTAATAATGATGCACCAGCAGCCAATGCACCTATTACGGGTAGACCACGGCCAAACTTAAGAAATTTACCTAAGCCCTTTCCTAATTTCCCTACACCTTTCTTTCCTTTGCCTAGAGCACCACCTAGAAGCCCACCACCAGCAGATAACACGGAAGTAAGCAATTTCCCTAGAGAACCTAACAAACCACCCTTAGACGCCAAATTATCGGCAATACGCTGCAATAACTTTATTTGTTTGCGGTTATGGTTCTCTTGTTCACGAGGTAATGGCTCATTTCTCTTTTTACTACGCATCAATCCAGTTAATGGCCGCAAAGCTAATCCTGCTGCACGGCGTACAGGTGAAAGTAAATGACCAACTTCATTGATTGCGTCAACTGTAGGATCTACACCTTGTGTTGAGTTCGGCATTACTCCTTTAATCGCCGTAGATATCGTTTGGGCAACTTTACGAATTGATGATTGGTTTTGGGGTTCATTAGGGTTTGATACAAAACGGCCTTTTTCGTCACGCTCTGGTACACTAGGATTTACAATTTTTGATAAGTCATCATGACTATTAATTTCTATAGCGGGCTTTCGCCCATTAGATTTGTTGATTTGTTTTTTATCTACTGTTTTAAGGTCATTAATTGATTGGTCCAAAACATCAGCAAAGTCTTTGACCAGCTTGTCTGCTACAACAAAAGATTGAGTGATTGGATTAGCTTTGTCTTTTAATAAATCTTCAAAATCTAAAGCTTGTCTATTATTGACAGCATTAAGCATCTTTTGAAATTCAGTCAGTTTAGGCTGAGGCTGTGCAAATTGTGCTTTTTGCTCTTCAAAGCTTTGAGTAAGGATACCAATGATCTTTTCAATGTTTGAATCAATCGTACTAACTTTTTTTTCAACTCGTTTCATTCCAATGATAAAGCCGAGCTCGTCATAGGATAAAACTGTATCATTGTGATTTGAATTTGCCATAACAAAAATGCCCCATACTGATATAGAGCATTTTTGCAACTTACTAACTATGAATTTATGATGAGTTCCTAGACTTAAAAGTTAACTTTAAAAGTGTTACTTACAGGGCTATCAGTAATAATTTCTACTACATAACCTAATTTTGAGAAATGAATTTTTGCCTCTTCTAAATACTCTAAACTCACGGCACTTTTGTCAAAACTCCAACTGGAAAACCGTTTTCCAAAACACGAGTCAGCTTTAATTGCATTACTGAGAATATTAATAATATCAAGAACGGTTGGATTGCTTTGCTCCGCAATTTTTGCAGCTTCAGCAGCGGTAATACTAGATGACATAGTGAACATTCTCCTAAATTGTTAGTGTTCTCTACATTATAGTAAGCACGTGATAATAACCTCAAAAAAAACCTTTAAAATTACAAACTATTCATTACTACTATCTTCAGGCTCCACTTCACCAGCTTCAATTAACGCTAACTTACGCATAAACGCCTCTTCTTTTTTCTTTTTCATATTAGCTTTTGCAATTGCCATTCTTTCTTCAGCACCTGAAATAACTGAACTACGCCGTGCTTGAACTTCCGATTGGTCTTTAAGATCATCTACATCTAAGCCCCAGAACATTGCCTCAGTTCGAGCAATGTTAGAAATGCTGATACTTTGTTTAACGTTCAAATCAACCACTTGACTAATCAAGCCCATTTTAAACTTAACCAGCGCTAATTCATCTTCAGTAGGATTATTCAGATTAAGGACTTCATCTCTAATATGAATAACACTATCGATAGTATCTGTAATTAACTCACCCAGCTTATGAGCTCGTATACGGTTATTTTTGACAACAAGAGCTGACTTTAGATAGTTCTCGTTGACTGTAGAACGCCCGCCGTTGTTATTACCATTATTTTTAGAGTTTTGACTATTAAATTCAGCAATATTTGACGTTTTTTTGACGGAATTTTGACTATCACTTTTTTCTGATTTATCAGTATTTTGTGTATCTTCTTGACCATTATTTTTTTTGGTCAATTTTTTAATCTCTTTATTGAGCTCTTGGGCTGTCTTTTTGACTAAAGATTTAGCTTTCTTTTTCCATTTCTCAGCAAGTGCTTTACGGCGTACAACGGATGGCGAAGGCATCTCACAACCGAGTTCTTCGCCAACCTGATCAACTAAAGCTTGCCATGTAATCTTAGGTGAAGATTCATAGACTTCTTTTAGCCGGTTCCAAATTTCTTCCGAGTATTCAATCTTGCGAGCCATTAAAGTCTATCCCTTATTCAGCAAATAGACCTATTTGTTTCACTTCATCTAAAGCTTGCTGCTGTAAAGAAGCCTTGCTAAAACGTTTTTTATTTTGGATAAGATCAATTAAAGCTTTTTGCTGTAAATCATTCTCTTCACGCTGGAAAACATCATCAATAGCCATCTCTAAATTACGGATTTGTTTTGCACGATTCTGTTCACACTCACGAACAATACGCATAAGAGTGTGAAGTTCAGGTAAAACCTTTTCTTGAATAGACTGGTCTTGCGATAAACAAGCTTGAATCAGCCCCTTTGATGCTTCAAGCAGCTCTACAGTTAAGGCTTTCGGGAAAGATGCAATATGCTGTGCTGCAGCCATACTTAATTGAAATGCCATGGCTTGAGTGTATTCACTCATCATTTCACCTAGACTGTTAAACAGAATACCAGCTACAGAAGCTGTTTTGTCTAGTTCTGGCTCAATAGTAAAACCAAGAACCCAGTCGGCTGAAACACCGTATTTTTGACATAGCACCGAAAGTAATTCTGCATCTGGCATTAACTTACCATTTTCGATTTCACTCATTCGGTTTTTATGTGGTGTACCGAATATCTCTAAAGCTACGTCTTCTTGACGTAATTGAGCCATATCACGCGCCATTGCAAGTTTTCTTCCAATAAGTACTCGACGTTGCAAATCGCTCTTTTTCGCCATTTAAATGCTTCTCCCAGCTAACCAATCAAAATCTACAGTTTTTGACAACCAATCAGTTTCATCAGTAAAAACGCACGAAAGCCAGACACAACCCTCTTCACATGGTTCTGCCAGCTTAATTTGTTCACTTATGAAAATATTGTCGTCTTTGAATAACAAGCCATCACCTTTGACACTATCAATTAGTAGTTTTGGATAGTTATCAATATCAAATCGTGGATAAGTTTTAGCGCTGTAAGAACGAGTTTTAAGTGGTGGCTGAACAATTAACCGTATTTCACAAAGTTGATCGATAGCTTTTAACTTAAGTGCTCTAAACATAGGTCCATATTGCTTTTGAACCTTGTCTTTATATTTTTTAGCACCTACTGAAAGACTATTTCTTTGCTTTCCATTCTGATCAATTGTAGCCCGCCAAATCTCGTTAGCGCTTAATCCATAAGGCAATTTGATTGTGATGTATTGCTTACCAGAAATGATAACACCGCCTGTGCTTCCCCTATATATAGTATTTTCACCGTTTTCACCCTCATATTCTTTTTCTACATGGCAAGGGAAAAACACATGTTTAGAAGGGCTAGACTTTTGCTTTTTAGTTTTTTCATTGCCTAATGAAACACTGAAATCCTTAAAGAGTTCCTGTCTTTTATTATTGGAGAAAAACTCACTCCACTGACGGCGGTTACTTTTTTTAATCATAACGACCTCAAATCAAGCAAGTAAGATTTACATAGACTTGAAACTCTTCTTGCATGACAAAATCCTTAAAAACACTTAGTTCCAGAATTATTGACCGTTTGATTTATTTAAAAGGACCCTAGTTCCAATCATTATTTTTGACGAGATAAAAAAAGTCCGCACCTTGGGGAAAGTACGGACTATAAAACTTAAATTAACGTAAACCGATAAACAGTTCACATAATTTAATATATAAATCGTTTTTTATCAATATATATATTTATTAAGCTTGATGCCTAATCATCTTTTCAACGATTTTGCAGGCTTCATGAAAATCAATATCGTTACTAATCCAGAATCTATGAGTTTTATCACCCAGTATAAAACTCTGGGTGAAATACTCTGACTTTTTCTCAGGATCTATATCAGCTGCTTTAAATGAATAAACATCCTTCTCAACCACTTGTCCATTAAGATCACCACCAATACATATTTTCATTACAAGTCCAATTCAAGATACGACTCTATCCTACACCTCAATTGCTATTTATATTTTAATTTTATTTTCATCGGGTGTCTCATTATGAATTTTTAGACCATCAGCAAGTGTTTGCACAACTTCGGGGATATCAAATAAATCTACATAAGGTACAAAAAATGAATCTTTTGCTCTATTTAAAAAACCAGGTGCTTGTCTATCTTTAAAAGTACTAGCATTACAAAATAGTTCAAAAAAGAACTGGCTATGAAGTCAGGTGTCAAACAATCTGTAATTTCTGATCTCGAAACAGGGAATGCCAAATCGACAGGCTCTATACTTGAGCTGGCTACCGCACTTGGTGTTACCGCAGAAGAGCTAAAAAAAGGAATTGTCAGTAAGTTTGACAATAATGTTGAGCCTATAACTAAAAAACTAATTCCCGTTCTTTCTTGGGTGCAGGCAGGGACAATGACATCAGTAGAAGCTATCGATCCTAATAAAATAAATGAATGGTTGCCACCACTTAGTGCAGATGATCCAGATGGTTGTTTTTATTTGAGAGTAGTTGGAGTAAGTAATTCCCCTAGATATGAAGAGGGAGACTACATTTTAGTTAATCCAAACTATCAAGTTTGCGATCTAATCGCTGATGACCTCATCGTTGTTAGAAATAATTCAGACGCAACCTTTAAGAAGCTTGTAATTGAAAGCGACCAGCGCAAATACTTGCAAGCATTAAACCCCAACTTCCATCCCAATATTATTGAATTTGAAGATGGTATGGAGCTCGTAGGCTTAGTTATTGATGCATTTAGACCATTAGGCGGATCACGTCCAAAGCGTGTTAGAAAAAGTTAAATTAAGGTTTTAGGTGATATATGGACAATTCAAAACTACCAATCAACCAGATTATTGCTCGTATCAATGATGCAGCTAAACATGGTGAAGCTTTGGTGCTGACTGCTGAAGAGGTAAAGATTCTTTCTAAAGATATTGGCGACAAGGTCTTTATTCCTGTGCTTACTAATGAGCAGGTCGTGCAGTTGGTAAAAGAAGGAAAGCTAGGCCAGAAAATTAATAACACCAAAGATTAATAAGCTGTGAACCCGACACAGTCTTTTAAATGTGGGGTATATCACTTATTAGATAGTAATATTTATTGATGTTTTAGTGTGTAATGTGTAGATTGCCAATAGTTTTTATAGTAGATATTGGGATTATGCAATATGTCTAATATTGAGCAAGATACACGTTTTATTGTTAACAATAATTTGATTAACAAGGGCTGGATCTTGGACATTCAAGATCCAAACAAAAATGTCTTTTTTGAATCAGATATCTTAAGAATTGTTAATAATGAGTTTCTCAAGAAAAGTAAAAAAAGACCCGATTATGTTCTTTTCGATTCACAAAATAAGCGGCCAATCGGTGTAATTGAAACGAAATCAGGTGGAAAAAGCTTAACAAAAGCACTGGATCAGGCAACCGAATATGCTGAAATGCTTGATGCACCTTTGATATTTGCAATGAATAATGGTTTCTGCGAAACACGGCATTTGTATACCCAAAAACCATTATTTATTGATGAAAATGAGGTTAATGAATTAATAAGAGTAAATGAAGCTAAAGAGTTCATATTGCAGGAAACAAATGGTATTTATATTACACCTAAAGAAATTTTAGTCTCTCGCAAAGAGTTAATTAATGTTTTCAAGAAGTTAAATAACTCACTAAGAGGTGAAGGTTTAAGAGCTGGTATAGAAAGGCTTTCAGAATTTGCAAACATTCTTTTTTTAAAATTGTATACAGAGAATGCTAATACAGGTATTTGGAATTCTCTCAAAAGTCTCGATAATGATTTGCTAATTAATACAACTAATAACATACTACAAGATATTGATAGACAATATGGTGCTTCTGTTTTTACAAATTTACAGCTAACCAACCCTGTTGCTGTTAAAGAGATGATCAAAGAGTTGGATAAGTTAAAACTCTCATCAATAGATACCGATATTAAAGGAGATGCTTTTGAGTATTTCTTACAGCAAGCTACAGCAACTAATAATGACTTAGGAGAATATTTTACTCCACGTCACATAACTAAAACCATTGTTAACTTAGTCAACCCTAAATATGGTGAAAAGATCTATGACCCTTTTTGTGGGACAGGTGGTTTTTTAACAGAGGCATTTGATCATATAAAAGATAACACTTTAATTGCAAACAATAGTAGTGAAGAAATCAAGCTTAAACATAATACTATTTTTGGAAGAGAAATTACCTCAAATGCAAAACTCGCAAAAATGAATATGATTCTGCATGGGGATGGGCATAGTGGAATTTGCCAGATAGACACACTTCAAAACCCTATTGAATCTGAATATGATGTGGTTATAACCAACATGCCATTTTCTCAAAAAACTTCTTATTCTCACTTATATGAGAATAAGTTAGCTAAAAACGATGGTGATGGAGTATGTGTTCTACATTGCTTTAAAGCAACAAAAAAAGGAGGGCGAATGGCATTAGTAGTACCTGAAGGCTTTCTTTTTAAAGCCGCTTTAGCTCCAGTAAGGAAGTATTTATTTGAAAACGCCCAACTAAAAGCAGTAGTTTCACTTCCAAAAGAAGTTTTTCTGCCATATGCAAAAGTTAAAACCAATATACTCTACTTTACCAACTGTCATAATGGTAGAACAAATTCTGACGTTTTTTACTACAATGTGACAAATGATGGCCTAAGTTTAGATTCTTTCCGTAGAAAAATTGACGAAAATGATTTAAAAAATTTAGATTTTGCTGATTTAAATAAGAGCGACTTTGATAAATATTATAATGAATTAGGTTTCTTAAAAGTTAATCCAGAATTAATCAGAAGCAATGATTATATTTATAATTATGCTCACTATAGTAATTCACATATAAAATCAAAATTCCCAACTATAAAACTAAAAGAACTCCTATCCTTGTCTGGCAAAGTCAAAGTGGGAGAGGATACAAATATACCTATTATGAGTATCACTATGGAACATGGCTTAATTGATCAGCATGAGAAATTTAAAAAACGAGTCGCAAGTTCTGATATTTCTGGGTATAAAAAGGTTTTTAAAAATGAACTTGTAATGGGGTTCCCTATAGATGAAGGTGTTCTAGGATTTCAAAAATATTACGATGCTGCTGCCGTAAGCCCAGCATACAAAATCTTTAGATTAAAACGAGAAGTTAATGTAGAATATTTGGATTTGATTTTGAGATCTAATTCTCTAAGAAAAATATACAAAAGTAAAATGCAAGGCAGTGTAGAGAGACGACGCAGTATTCCTGATGAAATGTTTTTGAATATTGAGATCCCGAATCCTCCTGAAGAGGTTAAAGATCAAATAGTAAAACAACATAAACTAATAAAGGAAATTGAGAATAGTCTCAAGGAAAATCAAAAAAAATTGCGTCTAAAGACAGAAGCATTATGGGAACTTCCTCAAAATTACAACTAATCCCCCCTTCGAACCCACCACCACGGTGGGTTGGATGATGCTAATCTTAAGCTGAAATTAACTCTAACTTATAACCGGCGCACATCAAAAAGCGGACAAAAAGTTATTGATACAGTAGCTTCATCTATGAGACATAATGATGACTATGTTATTACTCTAGAAGATGGAACAAAGGTTACTGCTGATAATTTAAAAATGAGTGGAAAGATTTCCGTTGAAACGATTAATAATAAAGTTTATAACGATGGGCTTAAAGTTCAGTTGTATAATTGGATGACCACCAATATTAATTTTGGCGATTAAATATGGCTAAACGCTACTTACCGTTCTATAACAATGCTAGATTTATTGCGCTAGTGTTAGTAGCCTTTTTTGTCATTTTTTCAATATCTTTCAGATATTTGGATTTAAATATCAGTATTAGCTTAACCCAATTTTCGTTTGTTTTGCTTTTGCCCTTAAGTCAAATTTATTTAGCCTATAAGGGCATGCTAGATGCACTCAAACTTGATGGATTAAGTCAGTCTGAGAGAGACAGATTAACTTCAACAGTAGATATACGAAGTAAGTCGTCCTTATATGTAGCTATTCTTTTTATTGTTATTGTTTTTAGTATATTTGTCCTAAATTCAATAAATTTACTTACTGAAAAGCATTTGTTGGCTTTAATCCTATCAATCGGGCTTTCTTCAATTGTTAGCTTTTTTTTGGCTTGGAGTGATTTAAGAGAAATCTCAATGTTGGAAAAAACTCTTAAAGCACGTAAAGAATCAAGGGAAGCTAAGGCAAAGGTACTAAACAATAAATAAATTTTAACGATTTATTATCATCCAACCCACCCAGTGTGGGTTTTCTTTTGTCTATTAAA